GCTGACAAGGCTATAGTAGAATTTGGCGCATCCACAAGAGCGCGCACTAATGGATTTTCTGCACCGCCCGGTAACACACCACTTGCAAAATTAGCAAGTTGCATTTTCATATCACGAGTCGGACCCTGCTTGAACGTCGAAAACAATTCTTCTTCATTTTTAAGTTTTGTTTCCAGACTGTAAGCCAGAGAAGCATTACGAGCAGAGTCTTTCTCCGCTTCGTTCATCCAGCCTTTACCCTCTTTATATTCAAGATAGGGCTTTTGCCGAGCAGCTTCCATCGGGGCCATTCCAGTTTGAATAGCGCCGCGAGGAACACCAGTGGTGGCAGGAGGAGCCGAGGGTGACTCCTCCTGCCCAGCAGGAAGTTCGGAACGAGGAGCCGACGTTCCTCTTTCTGCTGTTTCTTCGGGCAGAAGGGCTCCCCCTTCCACACCCGGACCCGGAGGCAACATTCCTGGGACCCGAGCCTTTGGAATGGAATAAGGAACGCCTTCCGGTGTGATGCCAGTAACCTGCTCGTAGCGTTTTTCCATCGACTGCATCGTGTTCGTAAGTGTCGCTTGAGCAGTTGTGTTATATTGCCCTAACATTCTGAAAAGAGCGTCACGATTGTTTTTAGTGCCAACAGGACTACCTGTTAATCCTTGCAACATCACCATCGCATCTTTTTCATTATCGAAAACTTTATTAGCAACTAAAGTGCCGACATATCCTGCAATATCTGCATCTGTTGTCGTTTTTCCTTCGGCCATTTTTTGAATATACGGCGCAGCAGAATTGCCCATGATGTCAAGTTTAGCTTTTTCGTTCGACAAACGCTGCCCTGCAGTTCTTGCGTCGATTTCCCCGTTTTCCAAAAGCATATGGTAAACGTCGCCGACAGCCAAAGCGGCGCGAGGGTCTTTGGCAACACTTGCTATAAAGTTATAGTTATCCAATCTGCCTGTAGCCGGATCAATATGCGCTTGCATATGCTGACCCACAGCCATTTTAGCAGCATTGACAAGCTGCTGCTGTTGCATGGCCTGCCCCTGCACAGCCATACTTTGGGCCTGCTGCATTGTCTGCAGAGGATTTTCCTCGGCAAAACGCGGAGGAGCCGGAGCTTGAGTAAAAGGAATACCATCAGCCATCTTTTTGACTCCTTAAATTATGCAATAGGGTTATATGTAGAAGGGAAGGGACCGCCGCCTCCAGTTCCCCATTTCAACAACTCTGGAATACCTGCATAATTCACGCCTTGATTAAACATTGGATTCATCGCAGCCGAATAAGCAGTCTGTGCGGGTGTGGAGAGCATTTTACCCGCACCGCCGAACATAGACTGCGTTCCGCCCGCAAGAGCATTGCCTGCGCCCATAATACCAGCACCAAAAGCATTACCTGCGCCCGTGGCTGCGCCGCCGATAAGACGAGAAGCATCCATCGCGGCATTCGCAATTCCGCCAGCAGCGCCCATACCCATCTGCGCTGGGCCGAACAGCATGTTGTAAGCCTGCTGATTTTGCAGCATATAATTTTTAAGTTGATCCTGAAAAGTCTGAGACGCAAGGCCCGTAGCAGTTTTTCCGATGTCCTGAATGACATTGCCGGAAAGACCCATGCCACGCGCCGCGCCGGTATTCGCCATACCGCCAAGCGCCTGCTGCCGAGCCCACTGATAACCCGGAGTGCTTTCCAACTGCGACTGCGTGGGCGCAAAAGTCGAAAGCAAATTCGGACCACCACCACCAACGCCAGCTTGCTGCGCCGCATTGCCAGTCAAATAGGACATCAGCAGATCAAGCGACTTATTGCCAGCAGTCGCATACGGCGACAAAGCGGCCTGTGCTCGACCAAAACCCTGTTCCGCCGCCTGCCCAGCAAGTATCGAGCCGAGCAAGCCCATCTGCCCTGCAGCCCGATTCGCCCCAGCCTGAGTTTGGCCGCTGAACATTCCGCCGATGCCAGAGAGAAGCTGCCCGCCTCCCATCATAAGTCCCATAGTTACGGGGTCCATAATACTCTCCTAAACCAGCGTGATTACTTTGTAGGTGTTAGCACCTATCACAAGCGTGTCGATCTGTGCCCAGCCGTTCGGAATTTGCGCAGCGTCGGGAAGCAAAACCGCCCCCGCCAAGGGCGCTCCAGTTACCACATCTTGCGTCGTGGGCACAGTATTTTGAACAAGTGCGGAAAGAAGCAACTGCAACTGACGGGAAATTGACCCATCAGGCTGAATTAAATTCTTGAGGGAGTTCGGAACAAGAGCGCGGATCATGTTTCCATCTTCTCAACATCAATGAACGCGCCGTTCAACGCTGTCGCCGCAGCAGCCGTCCATGACAACTCAAAAACACGGTCGCGGGCAAAACCCAGTCTATTCCAAGTCGGGATTGTTTTATACGAACCAGTTTTTCCCAAAGTTTGGAACACAGCGTTTCCGAAACTTACGCCACGATCATCACTCCAGCGAAGTGAAAGCGTCGGGTCGATTTCAGGATCAGGTTCCGTGCCAACTTCAATATCGGCCGTGAATTGTTTATAGCTAATACGATCAAGACTGCTTACCAGATGCGGGAAAGACCGCAATTTAACAATCGGAGCGCCGTCGTCTGTATAAACATTCAAATCCCAGTTATAGAGTTTTCCGTTTTGCCAGTCACCACAAATCGTTTTGCCGTAGGCAAATGCAACGCAATTCGCACGATGCCGGTGCATCGCGCCGTTCGAGTCCAGCCACGCCCGTTCATGCCAAAGCTGTGTGGATAAATCGTAAACCCACGTCGCATCGGCAGTTGGGAAAGTCAGAACATAGAAAATATGCGAGCCCTGCTGATAGGTGAAACCAATCGCATCGCTGATAACTTCATACTTTCCAATCGCATCACTAATCGCAGGAGTAGAAATAATGTCAGCTTTATAAGCCGTGCCCATCATCACCAAGGCTTCGCCGTTATTGTCCTGCGACAAGAAGAAAATATTCAAGCCCCATTTTGCCAGCGAACGCTGTGCGGCAATTCCGTGCTGCAAAAACACACCGGGGATCGGAGCAAAAGGAAACGGATACGTCCCGACATTGCTCCAAACTTCTGTCGTCCTTCGACCGAAAGCCCAGATTTCCTTATGCACGACATCAATAATTTGCAGTTGATCGGCGTCTCCAGAAATCGTCGCATATCCTAAAGCCGGATACGTCTCGAGACCAGAATTGCTCGATTGAATTTTTCCATCTTGACTGCTCGACACCAGAAACGTATCAATATATCTAATCTGATTGCCGCCTAAAAACTCTGCTGGGCTAAAAGGCGCAAACGCCAAAGTCGTTAAATCAACGCTCCAGCCAAAAAGCGATCCATCCAAAATAATCAGCGTGATCTTATTATCATACATGCTAACCTGACCATTTTGTGTCGCGATATTGCCCAGCGGCTGCAACACAAAACTATCCGGCACATAATAAACCGTATCACCGATGACCGCAAAAAGCAGCCCGTTCGATGCAGTATAAAGCTGACGAACTTCAGCAACATTTCCTTGCGCTAAAGTCGTCAGCCCTGGAGTGCAATAATGCGTGTAAGGAACCTCAGCATCCTTCGTATTTAGTTCTGGGTATAAGTTTATGCAACGCTGGGCGTTAGCGATAACGCTTCGCGCTTCATATGCACCTTGAACTAACTGAATCTGAGGCACTTTACACCTATAAGTTTTAGGCAGTCAGAAGCGAGAACCAAACATTATTGGTTACAGCGACGAATAAAATGCGTTTTGCATTTGCCACACTGATACCAGTCGCGCCCGCCGTGCCGTTGATCGTGTCCGAACCTTTGCCGAAAACCTGCACAGGGTTCGCACCGGCATTCGCCAGAAATACAACGCTACCAGCAACCGCACTCGGAAGCACAACGCTGTCACCGCTTGACGCAGCCGTGCCAACGTGGTTTGAACCCAGCGTCAGAACCGGCGTATTCGCCGTAAGTGTTCCTCCAGCCAAAGCAGTGATATTATACTTAGTCTCCCACTGAGGAGTAGCGAGAATAGTATTAAGCGCATCATCATCAGCCAAACGCTGGCCAGCCTGAAGTCTCTGGGGAGTCGCCATGTCATTACCTCGTCTGGTCAGAGTAGATGTTGTAAACGCCCGGACGGACCAGATTATCCGGCATTACAAGGGACGGAATTTGAGCATTGGCGCTGCGCAGCGTTTGCATAGCGTCTGCCGCAAGGCCGTTAAACCCAGGGTCCTCCGGCATTCTGTAAGCCGCTCGCAAACGCACAACCATATTGTAGTGCAATGCAGCCAGATATTCCGGGGGAAAATCGAACGTGGACGTTAAATCCGCAAACTCACTCAGCACTTCTTTCAGAATGATGTGAACGGAGTAAAGGTTTGCCTGCGGGATCGGCCATGGATAAATTTTACCTAGCGGATAACCGGAGTCATAAAAGATACACTGTGAAAACGACACGAGGCTTTTCAGCGTGATCCTCGCATAGTCCTCATACGAGAACAAAATCTGAAGCGGATAGTCTACAGACTGTGTGCCGTTTGCTCCCGGCAACATTCTGAAAAACGCGCTTTCCAGTTTATCTGGCCTCCACGACACATCAATATCACCGCCGGGACCGACAGTATAACTTTGCGCCCCCGTTGACACTACGCTCTTGTCCACAAGATGCCACACAAGCCAGCGTTTCACACGCCACTGTGCAATCATCATGTTCATGCGCGTCAGTGCGTCATTGTAATCCTCGGGGAGCATCGACTGCCCGACACCGAGAATACCTGCGTCTTTGAACGCAAGAGTTATGATGTCATTGGCAGTCGTTGCCATTTATTAACCCTCTTTCTTAGCAGGCGTCGGCAGAATACTGGCTTTCGCTTTTTCCTGCCCAGCTTTGAGTTCTGCAAGCTGTTTTTTTGCAGCTTCTAATTCTACAGCTTTACGCTCAAGTTCAGCCTGAAGTTCATCTTCACGCGAAATATGCGCCCCCGGCGAACCTGTGGTGATAAATTCAACTTCTTCCCGAGCATCAGCTACGATAATTGGAATGTTCTTTTTGTCATCCCGATAGCCGACGACTTTCGGATATTCCATAAATTTATAATCTGGAAAATCCATGTTTTCATAAACGCCCAGATACTGCTGTTTTGCTTTAGCCATTTTACTCGCTCCTTAAAGATGAGAGGGGCATTTCTGCCCCTCCCTTTGGGATTAGATAATGTCCGCGACGACCACGGCCCATTCCGGGCGAACCCAGAGATAACCGTAAAGAACGTCCAGACGGGTGATGAACTGATCCGACTTAATGTCGAAGCCCGTCACCATACGGAGAGACACGCCGTCCATACGCTCACGCGCAACTTCCTGCATGTTCTTCGGCATTTCCAGATCGGCAGTCGCCATCGTAACCGCATCGGGGATGAACGCGATGTTCTTACGATAAACCTGGCCCGTCAGCGTCAGGCTGTTAATGGCAGCGCCGTTGGCGGGCGAAGCCGTAACCGTCTGATACTGAACCGTCGAACCACCGGACGGCGGCACAATCGCGGGATAAATGCCGAGGACACCGCCAGCGTAGCTCGTAACAACGAACTGCTGCAGTTCACCAGTCGTAACCTTGGTGATGCGGTTGACCGCGTTCACGCCAGCAAAAGTGATGATGTCGCCAACCGTGAAGGAGGACGCGCCAATCGTCACGTTAATGCTGGTGCCGGTCTGGTTCGCGCCGTTGACGGTCGGGGAGACGCCAACAACATACGTGCCAGTCGTGTGCTTGATGACAGTCTGATCCTCGAACCAGTCGAAGCCAATCGCGTTATAAACTTCACCCTTGCGATACTGCTCAGAGATTTCCGTCGCGGGGTTCAGCAAGCCGGACAGGCTCTGCACCGTGCGGGCCATCGAAACCGGGTCCAGAATGAACTTACGGTTATCGGTGGGGGCCGAACGCAAGGACAGCAGCGCCTTAGCCTGCAGCCAAGTGTCGAGCGTCGGACGAAGCAGATTGCCCGCAGCGTCAAAGTTACCAACGAGGTTAGAAACGCCGCCTTCAACGCCAGACATAACGTCCGCCGCAACCGCGCCCACCAGATTGTTGACCGCCGGAGCAAGAATGCGCTTGGAGTAATCGTCCAAGCTCATCGTGCGTTCAGCAGAATTGAACGACACGTCAACGCCCTTCTGGGTCGCCAGCGTCAGGGTGGTGGACTGTTCCGCCGTATCCTGAATCTGCGCAACCGGACCCGTGCGAACGGTATAATCGTTCGGCAGGCGGATACGCAGGCTCTGGCCGATCTTCGCGCCGGTAATGGCGAACTGATCGTCATACTGCGTGTCGATATGCTGCAGGAACGAGTTGGTGTTGACCCAGAGGCGAACGGCCTCACGGGTAATCATGTTAATTGTTAAGAGTGAGTTAGACATTTTACTGACCTTTTGTTAAAGCGCGGACGCGCCATGAGTGCCAAAAAGCAACGGGGGAGTCCCCTGCGTTTCGACGGTGCCCGCGTCCGTCACTTTATCGGGCCAGCCCAGACTGTTTACCCCACAGTCAGAGAGGGGGAACCGTAAGGTGGTTCCGCCTACCTTCTACGACGAGCAGATTGCTCGTTGCGTAATCTCGCCCATTCTTCCATAGATATGTTAGGATCGTCAAGTGTCGCCGGGGCGCTGCCGATACCTTGCACCTTTGGAGTAATGGGAGGAGGAGCCGAACTTACACGCTTCGGTGAGTTCAACCCACTCGCAACCTTTGCCACCGCCACAGCCTGCCTTGTCGGCGGAAGCATCGCAATCCGCGCCGCCTCATCCGGGTTCTTTGCCAGATGATAAAGCACTTCCTGCGGATTTCCGGTTTCAATGGCGGCTTCTGTTAAAGTGGTAGGAATGCCGCCTAAAAGCTGCGCCATATTATTAAGCTGCGGAGCCCAGTCGCCATACTTGGAAAGGCCGTCATTCCAAATTTTATCTGTCGTGTCTTTCCAAGCCTGATGTTTGGCAAGTTCCTGGGCCTGCCGATGAATTTCCAACTGCACGGTGCGGGGATCGTAACCAGCTTCCTGCGGCTGTTCATAAGCCTGCGGCTGCTGATAGTATTGAGCCTGCTGCAGTCGTTCTTCAAGTTCACGCTTTTGGCGAGTAAGCTGGCCGATGCGGTCAAGCAGACCCTGCGGGGGTTTCGCAGAGCTTTCATCGGGAGCAGCATCGTGGGGAACGCTATCTGCTACCGTTTCTTGACCAACATCGGCCACAACGGGAGCCTCGACAGCGGCTGGTGCCTCTGGCGGTGCCGCGCCCTGCTCTCCGTCACTTTGGCGCATCGCGCCTTCCCAAAAATTCAGCATCAAAGTTTTCATGTTAGGCTCCTGCACCGTGTTTCATTTGAAGGACGCCCTCACGTCCTCGACGCAACGTAGCGTCTTTCACCAAGGCATCATATATCTCTTGCTTCAAGTTGTCATCCATGTTCGTAGTCAATAACTGCGTCAAAGTGGTCCTAGCAGCATCAAGATAAAGCGCCCAGCAACTTGAAACATACGCTTCACGATCTGGATACTTTTCATAAAAATCGTTTGAGCGTCCAGCATTCTTTTCATAGACTTCCTGCGCCATTTCCATCGCAGTTTTCGCCACCAGTTTATGGGCATGTGCGCCTTTTCCCGGCAACCTAATCAACGGCTCTCTTGACATTCTTGGCTCCTTTAGTGTGAAGGGGGAAGTTCCCCCTTCTGTTAATACGGCCACGGGTTTGTGGCGTAATATTCTTGAGTGTTGCGGCCACGTTCGGCCTCACCTTGCCCTGAGATACGATCAATTAAACTCGTCACAAGGTAGTTCAAGTTGCCTTCCCAACCTGTATCACCCAGTCCTTCTGGACGAGTTGGCGGAAGCGGCACAGCTTTCTGCCCGCCGCCAACCGCCCCACCGCCAGCCGCACGTCTTCCTGCACCTTTTGGCATTTCCGGCCCAGCGCCTTGTCGAGCACGGTTAATAAAATTCATTCCTTCTGCCCCCGGCATAATACCGAAAGTCGGATAACCTTCTGGCGAAGTGCCATAAAGCGGAGATGCAGGAGCAACATTAGATGGCTGCATGGGATTATTCGACAAAGACGAAACTGGACGCTCCGTGCGATCTGCCATATACATCACGCCCGGACCTGCTGCCACACCCAGTCCTGCCCCAAGTGGACCAAATCCCCGATAACCACGCTGTGTTCCAGCACCAAACTGTTCAGCCGCACCCATCGACGGGGTGTATGTGCCGCCTTCCATCGTGAAGTTCGGACGATAACCCATTCCATAAGGTATCTGGCCTTGCGGCGGAACTTCTGAGAACTCCCCTTCTATCAGCGTCGGACGCATTCCACGACCCTGTGCCATCGTCGGAAGGCCACCACTCTGCGGGCCACCGATCTGACGAGGAGCAGCGCCTTGCGGCCCGCCGACAGGCTCATAAACCAGTCCACCCTGCCGATACGGCGCAACTGCTTGTCCCGCACGAGCAGTTTCCTGCCCTTCCGTAACTGTTGGCACAAAGTCCATATTTGAATATTTATACATTTCATTGCCGGGGCGGCCATACGTCATACCAAACGTATTCGCCCGAAATCGATTCATACCCCGAGGAACAGCATTCGGCCAGTAAGGCGCTCCCATTTCAATCGGCTCACCTGGAGGTGAAGGCATTCTGCCTCTTGGACTAAACCCTAATTCTCCTCCATAATTAGACCGACGATAAATTTCATCTCCCGGAATACCATGAGTCATATAATACTGATTTGCCTGAAAACGACTCATGCCTCGAGGCACATCAAATCCGGCATTTATCGTCGGACCTTCTGGGGACGGCATTCTGCCTCGCAAGCGGTAACTTAGTTCTCCGCCATAAAGCGGCTGTTCTTGTGTAGCAGGGCCTCCCGGCAGCCGCGAAAACGTCGTCACGCCCGGACGCATCGCCCGTAATACTGGGATTGCTTGCTCCAGCAATGCAGGGTTCAACCTATCTTCTGCGACCATTCGAGCATTTTCATATTCTTGGGGAAATGCGGCATGAAGGGCTTCTGCTCGACGACGATATGCCTCGCCCGCAGCCATAGCTTCATTATAACGCTGGCCCACAGGTGTAGCCATATCCGCGCCGCCCAACTCGGCACCAATACCCTGCAAAACATTGTAGAGTTTGTTAATTGGACCTACGTCCCCAAAGTAAGGATTTTCCGCAGCAACTCTTTTCGCCTCTTCTTTTGTCATGCGCTGATCAGCCATCTCACATCTCCTTCGTAACGCGGGCCATCATTCCGGGCATTTCCGGGTGTGGCGCATAAGCATGTCCATCTTCTCCACGAAACGCGCCTTCCGGCATTTCGTGATCCTCAAGCGGCAACGCCATCTGGCGTCCCGCCATCTGATCTTCGTGACCTTCGTAAGTATCGCTGATCGGGACTTCGGTGCTTTCCTGCACAGCCTGATCGGTAATTTGCGCGTTCTGCTGCGGCGACATTCCCACATTCTTGAGCAGAATGTCGAGACGCTTCGTGATTGCGTCGTAAACCTCGACCTCTCTTTTTTCGAGTCTCGCCTGGGATTTGCCTTTTTCCTTCGCCAACTCATCCATAGAGGCTTGAAGCGCCTGCTGCATCTGCTGAAGTTGTGCGGCAAGCATCTGCTCGTTTTGCGACGGGCCTTGACCGAGCGCCTGCGGGGGAACCATGCGCTTCAAACGCTCCGCAGCTTCTTCCGCCATCGGGAAGTCGCCAGCGCGGAACATGATGTCGCCAATAACACTCGTCAGCGCAGGGTTCTGCGTCAGGATCAGAGTCAGCGCATTAAACGCTTCTTCACGTCTCGTCGCATAGCCCGGACCCACATCAGCCAGCACTTCATAACTTCCGACCGCCGGGTTCAGCACCCGCCCGATCACTTCGTTATTCTCATTCAATTCCAGCATATGCGCTTGCTGCAACTGCGGATCGAGCTTGACTTCCAGACTCTCATTGTTCTCAGCCAAAATCATCACAACACGGTTGGTGTCGTAAACTTTCGGCACGAGATCAAGAATGATCTTACCCACCTGCCGAATAGCAATCGCCAGATGGTCGATAAAATGATAAGTCGCGCGGTCGCCCTGACGCTGCCGTTCAGCAATCGCCTTCCCCGTGCGTTCATTTCCCTGCATACCCAGTTGGTTTTCGTATTGCCCGGAAACCATCTGCATTTCAACATTCGCCACTTCCATGCCTTTTAGCGCGACCGGCGACGGCACAGGTGGTTCAATACGAGAAGGTGGAGGCAAAGGCTTACCATCATCTCCAACAGACTTATAAGGCAGATACGCATGATTTTGGCGATTCGCCGTAGCCCAGTATTCCTCAAAGCCTTCTACGCTTTCCACTCCAACGATCCATGGAGTTTTGGACTGCAAGGCTCCGTATTCTACTGCAGCAGACGCCCAATAGTTATACATACGCTGAGGGTCTTTTAACGCACGGGTATGACCTTTACGGTCCAGCCTTCCCTCAATAATCGTTTCCTCACCAACAACTGGAATAATCGGAATGGTCTTGCCGATCCAAACCTTTTCTTCTTCCTGCACCACATGATTACCAACAATAAAGTGGTAATGGATCACGCGGCGAGTGACATCACGCTTACGAGTCTGGGGATCATCAAAAATTTTACTTTTCGGATCGACCTTCCGCAAGTCCGATGCCATGAGCGTCATTGGCTGACCATCCGGCCCATCGAACATCAGCAGTTCATCGTTCACATCTTCCGCTTCAAAATATTCCGCAACGCGAACATGGTCCTCGTCATACCAGCCCTTTTCACCAACAAGAACTTCCTGCCCAGCAAACTGCTTATACTGCGGATATTTCTGGTCGAACAAATCTTTCGGCATGTCTTCGAAGATAAACGCAAAGCGCGCATCTTCTTTCGCCGGAGCCTTCGCGTCCGGGTCAATATAAACCGTCAGCGGATCTGCGATACTCGTGATATAAATTTCCTGATCGAACGAGTTCTCGTCCACGTAGTCTGTGTTCACACGCAGATAGCCAATGCCAGCTTCGACCTGAAAGCGGGTGGCATAGTCGTAGTGCGCCGGGGCATTTGACTGATACTCAATGTGCCGAGCGATTCCGTCCCAAATTCGAGCACTTTCCGCTGTCGCACCATTACCAGCAGCGCGATACTTAATCCCCGGCTTATTCATCTTCGCATCGTTAATGATGTTCAGATTATGCTGACGGGTCTTGTTGATCGTTAAGGCAGGACGCTCATCGCGCTGCCGATCATTCCACATGCGCGTCGGCCACTGATATTTGTTGTCAGCGTCCGCATTCGCAAAACGAATGTCATCCATGAACAATCTGCGGGCGTAGCTCTCCCAGCCTTCGCAACGCTTAAAACGCTCTTGCGCACGTTTCAGGACTTTCTGGAATTTATCGCTGTCAACTGCTTGCCGTGCCATTTATCCCATCCATCCCAGGCTTTC